GATTTATGCCCCCACTTTTCATTTAAGTCCTTTACGGCTTTTTCAGTCAAACAAGCAACTGCTTTAATATCTGCCCAGGGCCCAAAATTAATCAATATATTCTGCATAATCTCATCTCGATTTTCGTCTATTTCTAACCATGCATGACACTCTTCCGAAGTTTCAAACCCGGGTTCTGCTAATTGAACAATTCCCGCCGGCGGTGTCAAATGCGCTATTACTAACAAAATACTAACATATAAAAGTGTATTCATCTATGCTATTATACTCTCATTTTACATCTCTGTCAAGCATTAAATAGCGCAGCTTCTGCCTCTCGTCTACGAACCAAACCTTCCAAAACCTCACCCCCAGCTTTATTCCAACGCTTCATTTCACTAGGAACAGAATCATAATCTCCTGCATTTAGTTTTTTAAGCAACGTACTCTCTGATAAATTAGTTGGTCCTAAATTAAAAGTCCAAGCTACTAGAGCATCAAACTGATTTTGTGTTAATGGTACATCTACTAAATTATCAACATATTTTTCAAATTCAGCTAAATCTTCTGCAAGTAATCTATCTGCTGTACTCTTAATTATCAATCTATCTTCCCAAACATCCTTTGTGTGGCCATATCCAATAGTCCATACACCCACCGAATCCTGATAGGCGACCAAACGTCGGCCTTCAAATTCTTTAATTAACTCTATTCCATTTTTACTTGTTTCCATATTTTCATCCTCACTCTCCAGCCATTTCGGAACAAGTTCCGCTGGCGCCATATCATACCAAATCCATTTTTGGTCTGTAGTGTTTACATTATCATTTCCTTGTCTTTTTAATTTCCCATAAACTACAACACCTTCTCCACGGGCCTTTTGATTCCCCTTTAATTTTTCTTCTAATTCTTTATTCCAGGGCAATGCAAACATTCTTGGTTCTGTTTCTTTAGGCTCTATAACCAACAAGAATATTGTATTAGTATCTTTATTAGTTGTATGATAAATGTACTGTATAATCTCTGGAGGATCTTCTCTAGTTGCATATCCTAATATACCATTGTATGTATAATACAATAGTAACACTGTAACCATCACTATTGGAATATAAAATGCCTTAAACATATATTGCTTAGGCATTGATACTATAGCCCACAATGCAGTCCCGGCAATCAATAGTAAACTTAAATATAGATAAAATATCATACTCATTTCTTACCACCCATCCCCAGGTCCTGCAGGATTAATATTACCAAATATTGTTGTTTCGGTTGTATCTCCCATTGCATACTTTAACAAAGATACAAAAGAAATATCTTCCTTCTTTGTTTCTATAACTTCACCTTTATCATTCAAACGAAAAGCAAATAATGTAAATTCTTGTCCTTGTCTATCTACCACCAGTTCGTGCATTACTTTTACTCTATACGGATTTACTTGTATCAATTCTACAGCTGCCTCGGTTGGAATAAATTTTGATACCCCATCTTCTGGATCTACCATTTTATTTTTTCTATACACATGGACATTAACTATATACCAACCTTCTAATGTTCCTCGTAATGCTGCAATCTCTCTGTTCAAGACAACATATTTTATAGTGCCATCTGGCATTTTAATCTTATCGTTTCTTGAACCTAAATCATCTCTATCTAAATGCATAAACCCTACATCTTTGGATTTAAATGACATTATATTACCAACAGGATCTCTCATCCATAAATCAATATCATCATTAGATTTATCATCCCAAGTTAAGATAACAAGAAAATCCGCTTTAGATTCTACATCATTCTTTTTTGATACTGGATTAATTAATATGAAAGCAATCAGAAAAAGAAATGCGACACCCACAATGATGTTGAAAAGTAGGTCGATGAAAGCTGTTGAAGAAAAGTATCTATTTCCTACATGAAGTCTCATGCCAATTCTATAGCTCGTTCCACATTAACTAATTGTATCTTAATCACCAACGAACTTAATAGCCCCATTAATGTAGTATAAAGAGCAGCAGACATACCTATAGACATTTGTGATAATGCATTTTGCATTGACTCGATATTACTCACATCAATATCAACAAATGCAGTACCTAACATGAGGATAAATCCACATACAGTTCCTACTAGACCTAACACTAAACAAGATTCTGCAATAAACCACTGAATAGAAAGATCATTCATTAGTCCTTCTTTCATTGATTTTGTTACATTTAATTTTGATAGTTTATAAACTTTTTGTCCAATCCAAATAGATGTTACTATTAGAATTGTTAAAATTCCAAAACCAATTCTAGTTGGATCTTTCATAAATAAACTTTGAAAAAATTGAAAATGATTAGCGATAGCTATTACTGCGCCTTGGACGCAAAGAAAAAGCCACCATTTTAATAAGAGAGCCTTCATGTTAAGTTCCTAAATGTTATGTTAATATTTATGTGAACTTAATAAACTGATTTAACAGAATCGCAAATATTTAATTTTTTTGCCTCCTGTGCAGATAACCAAACATCTTCTGGTGGCAACAAATGTTTTCTAATTTCCTTTTCAGTTAACCCAGTACACTTCTTATAATGATCTAACATTCTTTTGGTAGACAACTCAAACTCTTTTACCTGAGCAAACAATTCATGCTCTTTACCATGTGACCCCCAACTAAACTGATGAGATAATATAGATGTATTAGGTGTAAGAATTCTATGTCCTTTCTCACCTGAAATAAACAAAAGTAATCCACATGATGCAATCAAACCTAATCCAATTGTATGTATAGGAATCTTACTGCCTTTCATAATATCAATCAATGCAAAACAAGGTGGCATTTCTCCACCCGGAGAGCAAATCATAAACTGCAATTTTTTCTTCTTCTTCTTTTCTGTATTTTGTTTTAATACAAACTCAATAGCCTCTCTACAACTATCTGAATCTACTCCACCAACAAATAAAAATATACCTGCTGAATACAAATCAGCTGGCGTCTGCATCATTGGTGGCATGGGCCCACCATCCATCATTTCATTTTTCATTCTTATTATAATCCTTAATCATATCTAAAAAATTCTCCGCATCTAATACTACTAATGGTCTCACCCCATTCTTTTTAATCACTACTAACGGTTCATATATACCTTTGTTGCCATTAGCCTGTTCCCAAGCCTGCCAAATATTCAACCTTTCTTGGTTCTTACATTCTACAGAATAAGGAAACTTATGACGAGCAGCCCGTGACATAATCAAATCTTCACCACCTGCTCCCATAGACCTAGACTCTATATCTTCCGGGTCTATCTTTAACTTCTCTATAAGAAGTTCCATAAACTTCTGTTGTAATCTACGTCCCTTCGCTTTCGCCGAACTCGTTTTCATCATCTTCCCAATCAATTTCATCTGCTGGTTCACTACAAAATGGACAGAATTTGGGCTCTATATCCATATCTGTTTGTAAATTATATTCTGCCCCACATTCGTCACATTCAAAATAGCGCCTTGTATCTTCCATGTTAGGCAACCGATGTCAAATCAACAACTTCACATCCACCATCTGCACTACACGCTAACTCTTGTGAACTTGTAGTCATATCTACAGATTCATATTCTGATAATTTTGCCCATTCTACATTCTTTGGCATCTTCTTTATTAATTCTAAATATTCTGTACTTGTACAATCTTGATAAGGAGCCTGTCTATAACTATGGTCTGCATACGGTAAAAATGATACCCCTGACATCTTATCAAAGTTTTCATATACCCATGCCCCTACTTCCATCCATTCATTTTCTTTAACTGTTACAGTAATGGATGGTTTATGTTCACACCAATTATCTTGATAAACTTTCCATAATTCAAGATGTTCAATTGCAGACATATCTCTCCTATATATACCATTCTTTGGACCCTTAATAGGAAATGAGAATACCCATGTATGATCTGGCTTGGTAACATCATCTTCTACAGGAAAACCTGCTTCATGCATCATCTTTGCAAGTGGGTCTTTCTTATCTGCACGAACAGTCCTAATATAATGTGGGTTGTGCCGTGCATGAATACCAGACGCTGTATCTGTCAACTGTGATACTGTACCAGATGGCTTAACACAAGTGATAGCCGCAGATGCATTGATATTTAATTTCTTTGCCCAGTCTTTATTTGTATCTACTGCAATGCCTCTTAAACTTTGTAATAGTTCTGGTAACCCTGTAGATTTTCCGTTAGTCAATTTACTGTCCATAATACCAGTCATAGAAACTCCAAGGAGTCTTTCTTCTTCACAATTCTCAGTCCATTTTCGATTTAAATAACGAAAGTTTGTGAGAGTAGACTGCCAAGTTCCTAAGATTGTTGCAACTTTTACTTTCTCTTTTAATGTCTCTATAGTATCATCTTCACGAATAACAATTTCCGTAAGGTTACAAAATTCTCTATCCCGAAGAATTATCTCGGAACATGGGTTGGTCCCAAACTCATGATCGGGATCTCTACGACCACTCTTAGCCGCCTGTGTCTTTGCGGCTTGTCTATTAAACATACCACGTTCACCTGATTTGGACTCATACAATGACTTCCATTCTTCCATGAAAATACCCATGTCAGGCTTCTCAGTATAACAAGCAGAGTTGTTTGCAAGAGCTCTCTGGACATTCGACTCCCACCATCTCCCTGACTTCGCTAAACGCATCCTATCGTCGGAAGTATTTGATAGACTAATTAGTGCGGACCTTCTAACCCCACCCACTACAACGACTTCAGCGATCTTACAGCAGATGTCATGTGCCTCTAACGAGGTAATTTTACGACCTGCAGCATTTTTGAATATGTTTACACAAAAATGAAATAAATCTTCTAAAGGTTCTGGTCCTGATGCACGCCCACCAAAAGTTTTTAAAGGCGAACCTGCAGGCCTTATTCGTGATAAGTTCCATTTAGGCACTTGTCCTGCGGCTAAAAGATAAATCAATTCACGGAGTGCCTTTGCCCAACCCAGTTTAGAATCTGATACCATAACAACAGTATCAGTATCATAAAATTCTTCATTAATAATTGGTAAATGGTTTACATACTGGCGCTCTACACTAAACCCTACACCTGTGCCATTCATTAACACATACAACAATTCATCAAAAGAGCGTAGACTATCTACAACAATGTACGAACAATTATACCCAGCAACATTTTCTCGACTTAATGCTTCACCCGCAGTCATAAGACACCGCATTGATGGCATAACTTTTAAATCCAATACTGCCTGTTTTAATGGCTCTATCATTTTAGGAGTTGCATTAAAATCACACATCTCTTTCAAGTGGTCTTTAAAAAAATCAAAATACCTATTTACTGTTTCTTCCCACGTTTCTCGTCTATTATCTTCATATCTATATCGTGAGTATCTGCTTAAATGTATATATTGTTGGTATTCTGTAGGTAAG